ATGCAGTACTCTTCGTAGTTCTCCCGGATGGCTGCCAGCTGTTCCTCAACTGGCTTGGTGTGGTCCAGCATGCCGTACACCTGTTTGCGGAACTTGGGTTTGAACACAGAGAAAGCGTCAGAGGAAATCGTCTTGACTTCGTCCAGCTCTTTGGCCAGGGCCAGATATTCCTCACTCTCTTCCACCTTCACAGGCTTGGGTGCATCCTCCAGAGCCTGTCTTACGGCTTCGGTGGCCTGCTCCTCTGCGCTTGCTTTGGTGGTGTAGCTCTCTCCCAGTGCCCGCTGAGCCTCGGTCATAATCCAGGAAATCTGGTCCGTGGTCAGCCCCTGCGCTTCGAGGTCCTTACGTTTGAAAAGTGCCATGTTTACCGTCCTTTCTTTACCGCCGCCAGACGTGCGGCGCCGCGCTCAGTTTACCGCCATGAGCGGGGCGAGATGGTAATAAAAAAGCGCCCTACCGGATGGTAGAACGCTTCGATATTCAGTTCTAACAGTTTGCCAGTAACTTGCTGATAACTTGCTGATAACTTGCTATTCGCTTAACCCTGCGCGGGAGATGTTGGATCACCTCCTTTCTCACAGTTTGAAGCAGATGTTCTCCCACTTCTTGTAGGCGTCGAAGTACAGCTCGTTCTTGTCGCCGTTGTAGGTGATCTCATAGTACATGCCGTCGGAAACGGGCGTGGACAGCAGAGCCTTGCTGTTCTGCAGGGTCTTGCACATCCAGACCACATAAACATCATCCGGCTGCATCTGCGGCGTGGTGTCGGTCTTTTCCTTTTTGGCGTTGAAATACTGCGCAACCTTTTCCTTGCACAGTTTGATAAATTCCTGGTTGGTCATGGGGGCCTCCTTATTCGTCGTCGTATTCTTCCGGCTTCGGGCGTTCCGGCTGCTTCATGCCGCCACGCCCCAGCATCTGGGCGATCTTGTAGCCAGCTTCCTTGTTCCAGAAATACTCATATTCCTGCAATTTGTTGGTCACGCTGGCGGGGACGATCTTCTCGGCTTCCTGCATCATCCCGGCCACGCTGCGCCTGATCTCGCGGGCGGTCTCCAAAGCGGTGCGGCAATCGCGGGGCTGAATGTCCAGCAGCTCGCCCCCAAACGTCAACACGGCATCCTTGATGCCGGGCTCCTCGTAGCCTAAGGCCATGCCAACCTCGGTCAGGTCGTCACACTGCTCAGACAACTGGCTGCCCCATTCGTCCAACTGTTCGTGATTCTCAAACCAAGAACCGTCCCCGGAAAGGTGACGGTGCATGGTGCCGAAGTTGTGGATCTGAATTTTCAGAAACATAATCAAGCGTTGATACTCATTCATTGGTGGTGGCCTCCTTTTTCTTTCTGGTGCGTTTTGGTGTTTCCGCTTTATCAGGTGGGTGAACGTATTCTGCATACTCCGCTGCAGTCATTCTCAGCCCGCACAACAGGCAAGTCACGCCGCTTTTGTGACCTTGGAATTTGTGGTTACATGCCATGTTATCCTCCAATCTGCTCACGGTCTCTCCGCCGGGTGCGTCCTGTCTCATTGATAAAGGCCCGCATATCGGCCTGATACCGTTTCACTTTAGCGTCGGCCTCTGCCGTGTCCAGCCCGGCAGCCTTGAGCGTTACCGCCTCACGCTTGGCATAGCGGATTTGGCGCTCGATGTACCGTTGACGCTGGCTTTCGGCGTAGTCTTTGTCGTTTTTTTCTTCATCCGGTACCTTTCCGCGAATTTTGGAAAGGCCAGGCGTGAACGGGTTGGGAGGCGTATGCCCACAGTTGATCCCCCAAAGCCCCGCCGGTTCGCCGTAACTCGTCCGGGACAACGGGATAATCTCTATATCTCGATCATCTAAATCCTTAACTGTGCCGCTTCTGTTGCTGGTGGATATTACTTTTCCCTGCCATGGATAGCAGAGCTTACGGGCCGCTGCCTTGATAGGCACCCAAACAAGGTCATTACCATAGTCCTCATTGCGGGCAAACACGGCCTGGGTGGCCACATTTCCGCAGGTGGTACGAATGTCCATGTTTATGTATGCTTCGGGCGTCCAGTTGTGCCCTCCACGATCAACAAATCCCGTGAGACCATTGTCTGCCATGCGCTTAATCGCTCGTTTAAGGGCTTCTTGGCGAGTGCTTACTCCAGTCAATACCTTTCCGGTTTCAGCGTTCAAGACTTCCTGCGCCACTTTCATCTGGGCTTCTGTAGTAAGTCTTTGCTCCCACCGTACAACGTCAGAAACGACAGTCCGAAAAGCGTTTAACCCGCTATCCAGCATCACGGTATTGACAAGGTTGGTATGATCCATCGCTTGCTCCAGATAAGATGTCAAAACTTGCTTTACCGATTCAGATGCTGTGAGTTCTACTGCGTCACTTAAAAATCCCTTGCGAGCAGCCTCTTTCAAGGCTGGCTCACTGTCTTTGAGCGCTGCATTTATAGCAGATTGTAACGCCACGATGATCAGTTCTTCATTTTGCCCTGTCTTTCTGGCAATGATCCGCAAAGTTTCTTTTTGCACTTGCCCTAACTCGGCAAGCTTTTTGAGCTGCCATTCTTCAGTAGCCAGATTTTTTCCGGTGTTAAAATGTCGGGCAATGTTCTCTAACACTTGGTCTGTAATTTCCTGGTACACTTTTGCGATAGGTTCTGCTAATTTTGCAGGGTCAAATTTAACAGCCATTAGTTAACAGCTCCCACATAAGCACATCTGCCGTTTTGCCATGCTACACACTTTTCCAGAAGGCAATTATGCAGTTTTATGCTTTGATTTTCTACAAGAGTTTGCGCAACAATAACACCTTCTTCATTGTACTCATATGTGGTTTGCTGGATAGTTTGGTGGTTGCAGCAATATGGGCATTTCACGGCTACCCCTCCTATGCTCCAAAATCATCCAGCCGGTCAATAACTTCCGGCCCAACCTTGCTTTCATCTTGGATTCTTTGAATTTCTAGCTTTGCTCGGTCTGCGGTATATCCGAGTCGTTCCATCATGAATGTCATCTTGCTCATAAGTGCGTTGCTTACCAGCAGGATTCCTTCGTTAATGTCTGCGGTTCGGTCTTCGATAATAGAATCGTCGAACGTGACAGATTTCTGATAGCCTCCGGCGGCAAGCGTGGCAATTTTCTGGCCTTCAAACTCCACATCATAGTACACTGCCAGCGTGATAATACTGTCGATCATGTCCTCAATGGCAGACCGCAAGGAGTTCTCGTGGGCCTTAACAGTGGAAAATGTTTTGCTGTTCTGGCTGATGACCTCCGTAGCAGTCTTGAGACCGGTAGTTTTGTCAAAAGACAAAATCCCCGGGTCCATACCAGTTTGGGCACAGAGGATAGACAACAAAGCATTGATAGCCGCCACGTGCTCGTCCACGCGGAGCTCTACAGTGTTGTCATGAATCTGTAAATCTCCGGTATCATCGGTTGCCAGGGCTTCGTATACTTCGTCGTTGGCGTCAAAATACCGGATGTTTCGACCATTAGTAGGATCAACAACATTTCGGATAGCCCGGGCCGGTACGATGATGCGCTTTTTGCCTAGAACAAACTCGCGGTTGAAACTGTCAAATGCAATATCTAGGGAATGTAATGTATCCATCGCTGTAGAGTATACCGACATTCCCAATGGGCTGTTATCATCCGCATAGTTGGCCCCAAATGGTCGAATATATTGAAACATGGACCGGCCTAAATCATGGAACTCCGTGGAGGGAGAGAGCAAGGGATAAACCATGTTGAGCGGGTACCACCACCCGAGAATGTTTTGCGGCTCTGCCGGCGCTTTGGAAATCGGCATCCGATAAACTTCATTGGTTACGCGGTAGGTGGCGCCCTCCCATCGATGCCATTCCACGGTGGAATAATAATACCCGTCTTTTGCTTCGCGGCTGAGAAAAAGTCCTTCTTTGACCTGGTGATTGTTCCACCTGGTAGGTATAAATTGATCTGCCATATGGAAACTTAGGCGGATTCTTGCCGGGCCCGCGTCATTTCCGTCTGCATCCTTGGGAACTTCGGCCCACTCTTTGATTGCGGTACCGCCGAGAGAATTGCATTTCTCAATGACCTCACCGAACGCGGTGTCAAAGCTGTTTTCTTTTAACACCGCATGGATAAAGCGGTTGAGCGGGTCGTTTTCTGGGTCTGCACTGTTTTCTGTGTTTACCAGAATTTTGCATTTTTCGTTCCACTCGTACCGGGCAAGTTGGGCAGCAGCCATTTTTCCGGCATTTAGTGTCATAAGGCGGCGGCTCTGTCCTTTGGGTTTATCAATGGTTACTAAAGGAACGTTATGCCACGCTGCATAGTAGCCACGATATACATACTTCCACGGGAAAATGTACAACGTGTAAAATTCCCGATAGGCCGGCACGCCTTCCAGGTCGAAAATATCTTTGCGAAAAGTATCAAGCGTTTCCGCCACTCGGTTCACCCCGTTTTTTGTTACTTGTTTCAGGCGTTCAAACATTGCCGCCCTCCTTGGTTATCACGATGCGCCCCTCGCTGTCCGCTATGGCCAGCTCTATGAGGCGTTCAAACGTTACGCCGGTTTCTTCTTCCAGCATGGCCTTTGCTTTCTCATACACTTCTCGGCCAAGCTCTTCGATTGTGCAAAATCTTACACCGTCAACCTTCATGTCCGATGTCCTCAGTAAACATAAGTCTTTACAAAATGATTATGAGCGTATCTGCACTCATCCATTGCGTGGTTGTATGCGTCCACAGGGTGCCCGTGATCATCCACACAATACAAGCCAATTTCCCGGATAAAATCAACGTGCCCATACAAATCGTTATCCAGCAGGAAAAACCTCTCTTCCTGAATGCTGTTCTGTAGGTACTCAATACCTACCTCTATTCCCTTGCGATTGCCTTTAACGTCGTGGCCGTTGTTGTCGGCCCCGGTGGTGGAAATTCCAAATAGTTCCAGCTCTTTCCGCAGCGCCTTACAGGCCGGGTCAATAAACCAGTCGAATTCCCTGCGTCCAAACTGTTGGCGGCACCACGGGGCGAACGTCCCGGCCAACTCCCGGGCCTGCACGCTCATGGCCTTGTTTCCACCGTTATAATACCAGGCAGCCAGCCGAACCAACGCAAAACCTTTCTCCGGCTTTCTAAACACTCCATAGCAGCCCACGCTTGTGGCATCCGTCAAACCGCCATCACCGGCAAAAAACATCTCCACCATTTGCCAACCGTATGGGATAGAAGACAGAATATGCTGAGCTGGATCAAACATGGAATAAATCACCCCCTGGGGAATTGTGCGCTTTCCCAACCAGTCCCTGCGGTACAAATACGGGTTCCGGGCCAACGTCCGCCGCAGCTCTTCTTTGCGTTCCGGCGTGAGTATCGGGTTGTCGTCCGGCGTCCAGTGCGTCCAGTTGGTGTCCTGCACGTCAAAGACATCCCGGATGACGGGATGTTGAGGGGCCGGCGGGTTGAGGTCCGCCAGGTGCCAGCGGATGGCCGCTGCATAGGTTCGGCGGAAACACTCTTGCACCATGTTTGTGTGCAGGATGTCGATTTCGCAAAAATATACAGAGCCCAGCGACAGGCCCCGGATGCTCTTGTCGCTATCGGCTTTTGCGCCGCCCTTGTAGTAGATTTTTTTTAGGCCGCTGTCTGCCAGGGCCTCCAAATAGTCCCCGTAGTCGTCATGCTTGATGACGGAGCCAGGGAACAAATGCAGCAGCCCGTTCCCGTCGGCATCCATGGCCAGGCGGAAAGCCTGCGTTTGAGTGGCTCCGACGAACAAGTGGGATGGTTCCGGGCGGATGTTCAAAAACAGGAAATATCGCAGCACGCAAGCTGTTGTTTTTCCGCTTCTGGGCGTTCCCTCTGCGACATCCAAAGTATGCAGGAACGGTGCTAGGACGAAAGACTCTTGTTTTTCACTCAGCATGACCGTCCTCCTGCCGTTTCTTTAAGGCCGCCACAAGATCGGACACAAAGGGGTGAACTTCTTGCTTATGGTCTTCTCCACGCAGCCTTGCAATTTCTGCTTTAAGTTTTTCCAGTTCTGCTGCTGTGCCAGTGAATTTATCAATCACGATTCCCAAAGATACCGCCAAACTTTGTACGCTGCTTTTCCCTATTTTTTCAGGCTTTGCCATTTCAGCCAGATATAAGTCAATTAAATTTCGGACATCTCCGCGCTTTTTGTCCATGTATTCTAGGATATCAGCGGTGTTTTCGTCCTTTTTCTGTGCTATCTTCTGCTCAATGTCGCTGGATTCCATCACAACGCGCTTTACTGTTCCGTCCGACACTTTGTTTTTGCGTCCGGCGGCTCGATAGCTACCCAACTCCAAATAGTCAGCTACTATTTTCTTTTTTTGCCTGTCGGTCAATCGGGCAGCCATCTTTTTCGCCTCCTTTGATAACCATCCCGCGAAGCTGCGCTTGGTATTTTTTCAAAGCCCCTCGTTGTTTGTCGGACAACGTTCGGGACTTGCTGAGGTTAAATATAGCTTTTACAAGCGCCTTGCGCTGCAAATCAGGATAAACG